ACATGTAGAGATATGGTAGACTTAGAAGATAAGTTTATTGATTTAGCTTTTGAGATGGGTGGAATACAAGGACTAACGTCTGACCAAGTAAAAGAATATATCCGATACATAGCTGATAGAAGACTGTTACAGCTATCTCTAAAACCTAATTATGGAGTCAAAAACAATCCGTTGGGTTGGTTAGATTGGATACTAAATGGCGTAGAACATGCTAATTTCTTTGAAAATAGAGCCACAGAATACAACAAAGGCACATTAACTGGGTCACTTTGGTAATAAAGTACCCTTTTTAGAAGGAATAAAATGAAAGACTTACAAGATACCGTCCTTCCTACGACAGTAGATGACTTAATAAAACTACTTAATGAAGTATATCCTGAACAATCACCTAGTTTAAATGATGATAGTAAGACAATATATTTCAAAGCAGGACAAAGAGACGTTGTAAGATTTATTAATACACTAAAGGAAAGGAAAGACGATAATGTGCTTGGGAATGAGTAAACCAGTTACATATACTGCACCTGACCCTGAAGATACTTATGTAAAGGGTAATGTGTTTGACGATAAAAAATCGCCTTTTGACAATCCTGAGCCTTCTGACATTAATGTAGGCGGAAGTGAACCTAAGAAAACTAAGAAGCCTGATACTTACAATCAAGGCGGAATTGAAGGTTCTAATTCTGGTTTAAATATAACATAACAAGGAGAAACTAATATGTGCGGTGGTGGTTCAAGACCTGCTCCTCAACCTGTTGCACCAAATCCAGTACCAAATGCGTCACCTATCGGTGACCAAATCGTACCAACTTTGGAAACAGCAGATGAGTTAGTAGATAAAAAGAAGAAAACTAAAAAAGCTAAAAAGACTGGAACATCTATGTTGCAGACTTCAGGCGTTAATACTGCTTCGACAACAGGTCAAAGTGGTTTGAATATTGGTTAATAAATGGAATACAGTAACGAAGTAGTAACAAGACAAAATACCGCTAAAGAGCGTTACGAAAAGTTAAAACAAGATAGATACGAATTTTTAGATAGAGCTCGTGAGTGTAGCGAGTTGACAATTCCTGCATTAATACCAGATGAAGGTTTTAATTCTTCGTCTGATTTATATTCACCATTTCAATCAGTTGGTGCTAGAGGTGTAAACAATCTTGCCTCTAAACTTCTCTTACTTTTACTTCCCCCTAACTCTCCATTCTTTAGACTTAAAATTAGTGGTGACGCTAAAGAAGAAATGGAGTCACAAAAAGAATTAACAGCACAGGTAGAGAAGTCTTTAGCTAATATTGAAAGAGAAGTTTTAAATAAAATAGAAGAATTAGCACTAAGAGTAAGTGTATTCGAGGCTTTGAAACACTTAATTGTAGGTGGTAATGTATTAACTTATCTTCCTAAAAATGGAAACATGAAAGTATTTCCATTGTCACAATATGTTGTACGAAGAGATACAGCAGGTAATCTATTAGAAATAGTTATTAAAGAAAGTATTGCACACGTTGCTCTTGATAAAGAAATTAAAGAGCAGATGATGATAGAAGGCACATATAAAGAAGATGAAGATTGTGACATCTATACTCACATTTATAAATTAGATAATAAAAAATATTATGTATGCCAAGAAGTAATGGGTATGAAAATACCTTCTACTATTGGTACAATCATGGCAGACGCTATGCCATACCAAGCACTGAGAATGGTGCGAATAGATAATGAAGACTACGGAAGAAGTTTTGTAGAAGAGTTTTTGGGTGACCTCAAGAGCTTGGAAGGATTATCACAATCACTTGTAGAAAGTGCGGCGGCTTCTAGTAAAGTTGTATTTATGGTTAGACCTAATGCAGTAACTAGAAAGAAAGATTTAGCGTCAACTAGAAACGGAGATATTATTACAGGTAGTAGAGATGATGTGTCTGTACTACAAGCAGAAAAACAATATGACTTACAAGTCGTAGAAAGAAGTATTCAGAAATTAGAAGAGCGTATGTCTTATGCGTTCTTACTACATACAGCAATCCAAAGAGACGCTGAAAGAGTTACAGCTCAAGAAATAAGATACATGGCTGAACAACTAGAAACGTCTATGGGTGGTGTATATTCTTTATTGTCACAAGAATTTCAATTACCTCTAGTTAGAGTGTTAATGAAAAGAATGGGACAAAATAAAGAGATACCTGCAATGCCTAAAGGCTCAGTTAAGCCTACTATTATTACAGGTATCGAAGCTCTTGGTAGAGGTAATGACTTACAAAAACTAAGAGAGTTTGTTGCTGAGATTGGAGCACTAGCTCAAATCAATCCGCAAGTAGTACAAGCTCTAAACCCTGACAATCTTGTTACAAGAATTGCTACAGGTTTAGGTATAGACACAGAAGGTTTAATTAAATCTCCTGAACAATTACAAGCAGAACAAGAGCAACAAATGGCAGATATGCAACAACAACAATTAATGGACACTGCACAGCAAGTAGCTCCACAAGTTGCAAATAACATGACAAAGGAAATGGGAAACTAAAATTATGGTAGAACAAGTAGTTATACAAGAACCAGAAACAACTTCTGAGAAACCAGAAGTACAACAGACTGAAGTTTCAAGACCAGAGGGTCTTCCTGAAAAATTTAATTCAGTCGAAGATTTAGCTAAGTCATATACTGAGCTAGAGAAAAAATTAGGTCAAGCAGATAAGCCTGCTGAACCTGAAGTAAAACAAGAAGAACAACCTAAGACTGAAGACAATAATTTAGAGATAGCTGAAAAAGCTGTGTCTGACGCAGGTCTTAATATGGAAAACCTACAACAAGAATATAATGAGAATGGTCAACTTAATGACAAATCTTATGAAGCTCTTGAAAAAGCAGGTATTCCTAAATCGTATGTAGACGCATTTATTAATGGTCAACAAGCTCTTGCTAATCAACAATCCGCAGAAATTAAAAGTGTGGTTGGTGGTGATGAAGTTTATAATCAAATGGCTGACTGGGCAAAAGAGAATTTGTCTGAGTCTGAAAAGAAAGCATACAATGATACAGTCAACAGTAAAAACATTGACTCTATTAAACTTGCCGTTGCAGGACTAAAAGCAAAGTTTGACCAAGCAAACGGAACTGAGCCAAATCTATTACAAGGTAAGGCTTCTCCAACTAATGAAGGTTCTTATGAGTCTTGGGCTCAAGTAACCGAAGCTATGGCTGACCCTAGATATTCTAAAGATGTAGCATATCAAAATGCAGTCAAAGCTAAACTAGCTAACTCGGATTTATAATATGTGGTTGACAGCATTAAAAAGATTGTACGAAGCAAAAGTTGCGGAGAACACAGCAGTCATTGATACATTTTTACAAAAGAGTGTAGGAGTAGCAGACCATGATGATTTTATGAAAACTTTAAAATCAAGGTTTGATGAATTAGTACACGCAAAACATGCTATTGATGAGATAGATAATATTGTTAAACAAACAAGTAAACCAGAAGAAAAAAAGAAGGAGAAATAAATATGCCTAGTCATTACGGTAAATCAAAAATGAAATCTAAAAGTAAAACATTAAAAGGTAATCAAAGAAAGTTACCTATGTCTTTACAAAAGAAAATAATGAAAGCTAAAAAGAAAAAGTAACATGGCTAAACGTGGATTATACGCCAACATACATGCGAAACGTAAAAGAATTAAAGCAGGTAGTGGTGAGAAAATGAGAAAGAAAGGTGCTAAAGGTGCACCTACAGCCGCTAATTTTAGAAGAGCGGCAAAGACAGCTAAGAAAAGATAATAGTCATGGTAGCTAAAAGATACCAAAATCCTTCAGGCGGCTTAAATGCCGCAGGAAGAAAATACTTTAAACGAAAGACAGGGGCAAATTTAAAACGTCCTGTTACTGGTAAAGTAAAACGAGGCTCAAAAGCGGCGGCACGAAAACGTAGCTTCTGTGCTCGTATGTCTGGCGTTAAAGGTGCAATGTCTAAGAACGGTAAACCAACAAGAAAAGCGTTGGCTCTCCGTAAATGGAATTGCTAATAGTTGTGCACTCTTTTTAGAGGGCAACTGCCAAAACACATAAGTTGAATAGCTTGACCGCTCGTGGGCGACAATCTTGTCTTATGATACGGAAGGTGTGAAGGCTTTATTAACAAGCGTAAATAAACCAAAGGAGACAAAACATGGCAAACGCAAGTCCAGTCTCAGTAGGTAAAATCAATACCGCAGGTACGGAAGACGCTCTGTTTCTTAAAGTGTTCGCAGGAGAAGTTATTACTTCTTTTGAAAGAGCTTCAGTAACAGACGGACATGAAATGGTGAGAAGTATCTCATCAGGTAAGTCTGCAACTTTCCCAGTAATGGGTAGAATTGCGGCGGCGTACCACACAGCAGGTAATGAGATTACAGGCTCAGACGTAAACCACAATGAGAAAGTCATTACAATTAATGACCTTCTATTATCTTCAGTATTTCTATCAAATATTGAAGAGGCAAAAAACCATTGGGACGTAAGAAGTGCTTATTCAACAGAAATTGGTAGAGCTCTGGCTTTCCAAAAAGACAAGCACGTTTTACAAACAATCGGTCAAGCGGCACAGGCTTCTGCAAACGTATCTGACTCAGGATATGGTGCAGGAACAGTATTAACTAATACATCAATCGCTTCAGCTACAGCTTCAACTGCGGCTAACGCATTGATTGACGAGTTATTTAATGCCGCAAAAGCATTAGACGCTAACTACGTTCCAAAAGAAGGTAGAAAATGTTTCTTAAAATTAGAGGAATATTACAAACTAGCTAATGCTACAAACGCAGTAAACGTAGACTTCAGTGGTCAAGGTTCAATCGCAGAAGGTAAAGTATTGAAAATTGCAGGTATAGACATTGTACCTACAGCTCAATTTACTGATATCGACCAGAACAACAACACAGGAGTAGCGGCAGGTTCAGCAACAGCAGGTGGTTCAACACCTCAATCTGTTGACCTAAGCAACTACGTTGCACTTATCTCACACCCAAGTGCGGTAGGTACTGTTAAGCTAATGGATTTAGCAGTAGAAAGCGAATATGACATTAGACGTCAAGGAACGCTTATGCTTGCTAAGTATGCTATGGGTCATGGCGTACTAAGACCAGAAGCGGCTGTAGGAATTAAAGAAGCGTAATCGTTTCTTTATACTTATAAGGACTAGGGGGCGAGGGAGACTAAACCCCCTAGTTTAATTTTAAAAAAGGAAAAACATGGCAACAAGAATAACACCCACAACTGAGCTACAAGCCATCAATATATGTCTTTCCGTAATTGGCGAAGCTCCTGTCAACACAATTACAGGAACTACAAGTGTTGATGTGTCTGTCGCTAAAAATATTTTAGATGAAACTTCTATGTCAATTCAATCACAAGGTTGGAATTACAATACAGAATATGACTATACAGTTTCATTAGACTCAAATAACAAAATTCCCCTTCCATCTAACTGCGTTCAAGCAGATGGTAACAATGACATTCGTCACAAAAACTTCACTATAAGAGATGGTTTTCTATATGACTTAGATAATCACACTGACGTGTTTACAGAAGCACCGAAGTTAAATGTAGTGCTAGTCCAACAATTTGAACATCTCCCAGAATATGCAAGACGTTTCATTACAATGAAAGCCGCTAGACGTTTTGCTTCACGATTTATTGGTGACCAAGAGATAACTAGATTGATTGGTACAGATGAGCAAGAAGCGGCGTTGGCTCACCATCAAGCAGATAGTAGAGAAGCAGATTTAAACATATTAAATGGAGACTCAAATACGTTCTCAATAATAAACAGACCAACTAGAAGGACTTATTAATGGCTGTTGTTTCGCAAACTATACCTAATTTTATTAACGGTATATCCCAACAAACAGCGACACAACGTGGTATCAATCAAGGTACAGAGCAAATTAATTTAAGTAATAACATTGTTGAAGGTTTAAGTAAAAGACCTTCGGCTGAGTTTATAGCTACTTTGGATAGTAACAATGTCTTTCCGAATACAACAAAAATATGGAGTATACAGAGAGATGAAGATAATCAATACTTGGTGGCTTTCTATAATGGCGGCATTAAAGTCTACGACTTGGCAGGTAATGAGAAGACTGTCACGATTGCTAGTGGTGCTAGTTACCTTAATAGTAGCAATCCTAAAGATGATTTTCGTATGGTTAATATTGCTGACTTTACCTTTGTGGTTAATAGGTCTATCACCCCTATTGCTGATACAGCAACTTCGGCGGCAAAACAAGAAGAATTTTTAATCTATGTAAAAGCGTCTAACTACGGTAGAGAATATACAGTTACTCTTAATCACCCTAACATGCCGTATGCACATAAAGTTGTGTTTCAAATGCCTTCAGGTAATGACGCAACAACAGATAGTGAATTTAGAGATACTAACAAAATTAAAGATATTTTATTGTATGGCACTTCTTCACAATACTGGAATAGTGGTGCTTCACAAATTGGATTTAAAACAGTCAGAGAGGATACAAATGCAACATTGTCAACATCACAAGGTCTTGCAAACTATTCAGGTATTACTTCTCATTTTGCTTTTGAAAGTTATGACAACGTAATCTATGGAAAACCTACAGACAACGACTCTGGTTATTCAGTCAGCACTTCTGATGGTGCAGGTAATACTGCTATGTATCATGTGCGTGATGAAATACAGGATTTCTCAAAACTTCCGTTCAATTCAAAAACAGGTGTCATCATTAAAATTACAGGTGAAGAGGGTGATACGCTTTCTGACTACTTTGTAAATTATACTGGTGATGGTGTGTGGACAGAAACTATTGCACCTGCTACGTCCGTTGGAATAAATAATTCTACAATGCCACACGCATTGGTTAATAATAACAACGGTACATTTACATTTAAAGAATTAGATTACACAGATAGAACATGTGGTGACGCTGATACAAATGCTGACCCAAGTTTCTTAGGTAAAAAAATACAAAATTTAACTTTTTATAAAAACAGATTAGGCATACTGTCAGGAGAGAATTTAGTATTATCTGAAAATGCAGGGTTCTTTAATTTCTTTGCAACAACAGTTACACAAGTATTAGACACAGACCCTATTGATATAGCGGCGTCTGGTACACAAGTTAATACATTGAAAAACTCAGTATCATTTAATGAAACCTTGTTATTGTTTTCTGATACAGCACAATACAAAGTAGACTCAGCAGGTGACACAATTACACCTACGTCTGCAATATTAAATGAAGTGTCTAGTTTTGAACATGATGACGCTGTTACACCAGTGGCGGCAGGACGTTTTGCATACTTTGCACAGAAACGAAATGCAAACACAGCAATCAGAGAATACTATGCTGATGATGATACATTAACAAATGATGGTTTAGATATTACTGTAGCAGTACAAAACTTACTACCATCTAATCCTTATCAGATAATAAGTAATACGATTGAAGACACATTAATATTTCTTCACTCTGACGCCGCAGATACACAGACTGCACCTTATACTACAGGGTCAGCAGTGACAGCAACTAACGCTGACACATTATTTATATATAAGTATTTCTTTGACAAAGGAGCAAAAGTACAAACAGCATGGTCTAAGTGGGTTCTTAACGGTATGAAAATATTAGGCGGTTTGACGTCAGATAGTTTTATTTATTTATTTGTTGCAGAAGGTACAGATACAAAATTATTAAGATTAGATTTAAGAAATTTAAAAGATAGTACACTAGGATTTAGTGTGCATTTAGATTTACAAACAAGCGTTACTGGGACGTATGACTCAGCTACAGATAAAACCACATTCACATCACCGTATGGTGCAAAGACTGGGTTGATAGCTGTAGATAAAACTAATGGTACTAATTATACAGCGACTAATACAACAGGTAGTACATATACAATAGACGGTAATCATACTGCGTTATTTATAGGTGTACCTTTTGAGTCTAAGTATACATTAAGTCCACAATACATTAGAGAAGATACTGGTAAAGGTTTGGTAGCTGTTACTTCAGGTAGATACCAAATTAGAAACATATCTTTTGATTATGAAAACTCAGGTTACTTTCAAGTAGAGGTAACCCCTAGTAATAGAACTACTAATATTTCTTACATGACAGGTTATGTCATTGGTTTTACAGGTGCACCAAATAATGTTGCTATATCAACTGGAACATTAAGAGTACCTGTTCAGTGTAGAAACACAGATGTTGATATAGATATTAAAAGCTCATCACATCTACCTATGCACATAGCTAGTGCTGAAATAGAAGGTTTCTATCACAGACGTTCAAGAAGATTATAATATGGAAAAAGAAAAGTATGTAAGAAAAGCAATTCTAAAAGACGCTTTAGAATTAGCACCTAAAATGCGTAAAGAAGACAGAGCTGAGATATTGGCGTCAGATAATATGTCACCATTACAAGCTCTAGTCGTACCTTTTACTATTGAAGGTGCAAGGATATATTCAATTATTGGCACTAAAGATGAAGGTGTTATTGGTATGTTTGGTTCAACACCTAGTACCGACCCTGCTTTTGGTGTCGCTTGGCTTTTGTCTAATGAGAAGTTAGCAAATAAACATGCTAGGCAATTTTTAAAAGAATGTCCGTATTGGGTATCACAAATGGGTGATGGTTATAAACACCTTTATAATTTTGTAGATAAGCGAAACTGGGTAGCTCTTAAATGGCTACAACTATTAGGCTTTGAAGCAAAAGAGGAGTTTCCTAAATATGGGCACAAACAAATACCATTTTTATTAATGATGAAGGAGATGACATGTGCGGAGTAAATGAAGCTGTTGCCGCTATGAAAATAGTCGGAGCTGTAGCAGGTCATCAAGAAAAGAAAAGAGTTGCTAAAGAAAATGCTATGGCTAACGCCAGAGCTAGAATGACAGCAGACGCCGCATACTTAAATGATTTAGGAAAGATTGAAACAGAAAGAGGCATGGCGGCTAGAGAAAAATATATAGCCGAGATGTCTGAAAAAATGAAACGTAAAAAAGACCAAGCAACAGGATTAAATTTAGGATTTGGTAATGCTACAAGAGTAGTACAAAACATAGGTACAATTATGGACGTAGATTATAACCAAATCAATGCAGACTTTTTAGGTGATATGATTACACTTAACAACCAACGAAGTGACGCTTATGCAAACCTAAAACGAACATACAATAGTTTAACCCCTGTGTATGAGCCAAGCATGTTTAGTCTAGGATTAGATATTGCAGGAGCAGGAGCTTCATACATGGCGACACCAAGAGATGAACGTGCGTTCTTTAAAGACTATGGTGCTAAATCAAGGACAAAATAATGGCATATAAATCACGAGTTAGTAATAAATATTTTGGGTCAACATACGAAGGTAGACCAAATGTAGCTAGAGTATCTCCATTAGGTGAACTAGCTCAAGCAATCAACAGAAACGTACAATCGTTTGAAGCCGCAGGAGCTAACTATATACAAGGTAAAAAAGAAGACGCTGTTGGTAAATTAAATGAATTATATTCTCAAGGTAAATCATACGAAGAAATAACTAAATCTGTTCTTAACAATGAGTTTCCTGAGTTATCCAGTATGTATGCTGAGTCAGCAGTGCAATCACAAGTGGGTAGATTTGCGGCGGCTGAAGCTATTGCTAAAATTAAAAAGTCTAAAGAAGCAGGTGAGTATGATTATACTACTGATAATCTTGTTAATTTTCATAAAAAGTTTGTTCAAGAATATGACCTAAATAATCAAGATGATAATTTTAATTTAGGTTTTGCGGCTGTATTTAATCAGTGGCAATCAGATGAAAAAATAGAAGACGCTAAATTAAAAGGTACTTGGCATAACACAACTAAGATGAGCAAGGCTATGACTTTGCTTGATACTGTAACTGACATATCTCAAATTATACCTATGGTTAATTCCTTAGCCGTAGAACTTCCAAAACTAGAAGGCGAAGGGAAACGAAACTTTTTCTTTAGTACACAAGAACAAAATGCACTTCTATTAAATTATGCAAATAAATTATATTTAACAGCAACAACACAAGAACAGTTAGAAAGAGCTTCTGATATTCTTAATTTAGATAGAGGTATTGGTAAAGGTGGTAATGAATTAGGTAGTCTTATTAATAGCAATGAAAAAGCTATGGCTTTGTTTAAGTCTATTGAAGAGAAGAAAATATCACTTGCTAACCATGAGTATACATTAGCAGAAAGAGAAAGAACAAAAGAACAAAGAGATGGTTTGTTTACTATCTTTAATATGGATACTACTTCAGGTACAGTTGAAGAAAACAAAGCGGCATTGTTAGAACAAGATAAAGCTATTGAAGCTCTTGGTAAAAAGTATCCTAGTCTTATACCTACTATTAACAACATTAGAAGTGGGTTTACTAAAGTTACAGAAGACAGAGGTGGAGTGCTAGACCTAAGAAATAGAATTTTAAAAGGTGAATTTAATAACACTAACTTTAATGATTTCTTAGCAGAAGTTAGTCAGTATACAAACAGTTGGGACACAATTTCTAAACTAACTGAACTACAACAAAACAGTGCTCTTACAGCTAGAACAGGCTTTACTAACCCTACAGAAGACACAAGATTGAAAAGTATGTTGGCTAAAATTGAAACACAAATTGTCAATAACTTTCCAAAAATACAAGGTATTCCTGATGACTCAAGAGGTAGACAAGCTATTAATGATTTAATTATTGCAGATGTAGAAAGTGAATACTTAGATTGGTTGGCTGACAATATGCAACCACCTGCAAGTGCAGATGACCAAACTAAATTAGATTGGTTTACAAAACAAAAGAAATGGCTTGATGATACTTACCAAGATAAACTTAAATTATATTCATCACAAACATGGCAAAAAGGTATATCTGAAAAATTATCGAAAGATATAACTGACACTGATTTTGATTTAGATGACTTAGGTACGCAGTATATTAATACAAAAGCTGATGAGTATTCTAAACTATTTACAGAAGACGCTGTGACAGCTATTGTAAATAACTCACAAAACACATTACGTTCAGCAGTTACAGTGTTAAAGAACGAAGCTAGTTTCAAGAAGTTAATGCAAACACAGGGTATTAAAGGTGTAATTGATGAAGATACAATGGCACGAGAAATACTTACAAGATTAAATGTTGATATTGAAAAAGACTATGCTGATGAAATATTAAAAGTAGAAGACAACATACGTCTAACAGATACAATTAATAACATAGGTATTACTAATTTCACGGATATGGAAAACTTCTTTGAAAACAATTATTTTGATGGATTAGATGATGAAGACATAACTAGATTTAGAAACAATGTAACAACACAACTAGAAAACATTTTAGGACTACCACCTAGCCCTGAGCTAATTAGAAGGTTAAGTCCTGAAGCACAAAGTAATTTAGCAAAACTATTTAACATAACAGATAATCAATTCCAACTATTAATAGATAACGTATTCGGTAAATAAATATGGCAGAACTAGATTTAGGGATTAACTTTGGTAACCCAGATGAAGAAAAGAAATACTCAGGACTACATAAAAACAGACGAACACAAATAGAAAGACGTCAGTATGATAAAATGAAGCGAGTAGAAAAACAAAAACTTGCTTTAGAAAAATTATACTCAGATGACTTTATAAATACTTTAGATAGATTTTATACACAAAATGGTGTGGATACTACTAACTACAGTAAAAATGATTATGTAGAAAAATTCTATAGTGACAGGATTTGGAAAGAATATAACACTGTTGGTATGGGTATTGACTTTAGTAATGTCTTAGAAAGTGACCAACAATACAAAGGTGACTGGGCAGAGATTACACAGTTGTATGCTGACTTACCTATGTTTGGTAAAGGTGGTGTTGGTTTTGCAAAGTGGGCTCAAGACTTTGTACCTGCTCTTGTAGCTGACCCATTAAACTTAATATCATTTGGTATTGCAGGTTCAGTAGCTAAGGCAACTGTAGGTCAAGCGGCTAAAGAAGGTGTTAAAGCGTCAGTAAAAGAAACTGTAAAACAAGAAGTAAAAAAGAAAGCATTTAAAGAAGCACTTAAAAAAGGTGCTATTGTAGAAGGAACACTAGGTGCTACTTCTGCGGCAGGATTAGATGTACTTAGACAAGCCACAGAAATAGAAGCAGGTTTAGCTAATGAATATAACTGGACTAGAACTATGATTTCAGCAGGGGCAGGTGGTACAGCTTCAGCCGCATTGGGTGGAGCATTGTCAGGCTTTTCTTCTAAAGGTTTAGCAGGAAGATACTTTGATAAAGTTGACAATATTACAACAGACGTAGGAAGAGATTTAGGAAACGCAGGTGGTAAAGGTGATGTCACTTACACAGGTCGTTCAGGTAAAAACAAAAAAGTAAACCCAGAAGACTCAACTGCTCCTAAGACAGAAGATATACCTATTACTAATAAAACAAGTGACAGTGAAACTATTATACAAAAAGTAACTGATATTAAAAGAAAAACACCTATTATAAATTTAAGTAAAATAAAAACAGGTGAAGCAGAAGATAAAGCCGTAAATGAAATTGTAAAGACTGTAAAAGACCTTGTTAAAAAAGGTGAGATACCAACTAAAGAAAGAACAGGAGTATTAGAAACAATTAAAAAACAAGGTAACTTACTTCTTGCAGACGCAGAAAAACTAACAAGAGAATTAGAATTAACAAGTAAAGTTGCACCTGACATGGCAAAAACAATTTATGCAGGTAGACAAAATATTTTAAAATTACATGCACAAACAGCAGAGATTAGAAAATTAATAGACAATGCAGTATCTCCTGATGAGAAACTTGCATTAAGTTTACAGTTAGAAAAACATTTAACAGAAGTTTCACAAAAAACATTAGAACATGTTAATAATGTTAGAGGTGTATCAGACGCATTAAATCAACAAAAACTAATGTCTGAGCTAACAGACGCAGATAAACTAAGAGTTGAAACAGGTGAAGCAATAGCAGAAGCTATGCCTAAAATGCTTGATGAAATTAAAAAGTTATCACCTGAGAAAAAATTAGAAGCATTAGATAACTTGTCTAGGTTGACAACTAATGATGAGACAATGCGTAAACTTATTAGAAAAGTTAATAGAACACAAGAAGGTAAAAAAGTAAACTTCTTTGACGCCTTGAATGAATTTACAACAGCAAACCTTTTAGGTGATTTGACTACACATGAAGTAAATATTCTATCTGCTATGGTTAGATACCAGATGAATTATGTTACAGACTTTATTGCAGGTATTAGAGGTGTAGCAGGTGGTGATTTTAAAAATGGTTTTAGTCAAATGCAAATGGCTATGGACTTGTTTACATCACAGTTTAACTTTTGGCACACGTCATTTAAGAAAGCTAAGTTATCATGGAAAGCTAATAGAAGTATTGGTGATACTATGGAACACAAGTTTGATGGTATGCAAACAAGAAACATGGAAACATACATTAAACAACTTAAAGAAAGTGATAGCTTATTTAAAAGATGGTCAGCTACAAGTGCAACACCATTAGCTAAAGTTTCATTTATAACTCTTAAAGCTCTTCAGGCAGGTGATACCTTGATGAAGAATATCTTTAACAGAGCTCAACGTGTGGCAAATGTAAACCAACGTATGAGAACATACTATCCTGACTTATGGAAATCACGAAAGTTTGGTGAAGGTAAAAAGTCTGTTAAGATAGATGAAAACATAAAATCACTACAAGAGAACATAAGATTTGAAGAGTCTAAGTTGTCAGGTAAACTATCTGATGAACAAAAAGCTAAAATGCAAGAAGCAATCGCAACATACAACAAACAAATAAAAGCTCTAAATGAAAAGAAATCAGAACTAACTGACTTCCAAAAGAAATGGAATGAGTTATTCTTTCAATACGAAGATGAGTTTGGTAACTTTAAAAGTACAGCCGCATTTAATAGTGTAGAAGCTAAAACACTAGATGACTTAACAAAATCTATTGCAAACGACCCATTATATAGAGCTAGAGAAAATTCATTTACACAAAATTTAAGAAATGAAATGTTGGATAGAAACCAATTCTTTCCTGACCAACAACAAAGTAAATATAATGTAGGTGACTTCTTACTTAAAACTACGCAACGTGCTCCATTAATTAGAGTATTAACAGGATTACACTTTGTCAAAACACCTATACAATTATTTAGATTAGGTTGGCAAATGACACCTATCTTAAATAGATTGAACATGGAATATAATGCTATGTTAAAAGCGTCTGACCCTATTGTAAGACGTAAAGCACAAGCAGTTGGGCACATGGGGACAACTATCTATGCTATGGCAGGTTACATGGCATTTACTGGTATGCTTACAGGTGGACAACACCCTGATAGAAAGAAAAGATATTCATTAATTTATACAACAGAAGATGGTGAAACTAAATACATCAACTTAAAAAGAATGTTTCCATTATCAATACCATTTATGGTAATGGCAGATGTTAATGACTTAGTAGAAAAATTTGGTGATATTATGGAAGATGATAACCATGCTGTCGAAAGAAATGTAATTCTTGAATTTGCAAGACATTATGTAGGTGGTGCATTTTCTATATGGTCACAAATATTTGCTAGTAACTTAATGACACAAGATTTCTTTAAATTAATGGCATTAGTATCTGATACAGATATTGGACAAAAAGAAGGTGAAGTACAAGCTGATACATTAGCTAAACACTTCTCAAGACAAACATCAAAACTTGTACCATTGGCTACACAGTGGAGATGGCAGAATAAAGTATTAGGTGAAGCTGAAGCAGAATTAATTACAATGCAAGACCACATTGTTAATTCATCTCCATATCAACTGTTAAATAAAATTAATGAGTATACAGGTAATATGATAAGTGATGAAAACTTTGGTAATGCAATGTCACCACGAAGAGATATGTTTGGTAATGTCTATCCAAAACCAAAAGGACTTTTCTTAGGTACATTCCAAGACCCATTCCCATATTACACAGGATATGCAAAAAGAATGTTAGACTCTAATGGTAATCAAATAGAATTATCAGATAGAGCTGTGGCTATCCTAGAAGAAGCTAAGATAAATTGGAGAGCACCTCTTAATAAAATTGATATAGGTTTCTTTAAGAAACTTGATATGAAGAAAACTAAACTTCTACAATTAGCTGACCCTAATGGTGGCACAATAGAGCTACCTGAAGGTTCTACTATGTGGGAAGGTTTTAACATTATTAAAGGTAAAATTAAATTACCTATTAATGGTAAGATGATGACATTGAATGAAGCTGTGGCGTATGAGTTAGATACACCAAGCTCAACTTACAATACTACTTTCTTTAGAAATAGACGTATTGCAGGTAAGTATGAAGGTGATGAGTACCTATTAGGACTTATTCGTACATACGAAAGAGCGGCTAGAGCACACGTTGCAGAGTATTCATTTATAGAAATAGACGGTAAAGGGGTAAGTGCTAATAGCTTAAAGAAGGCAGGAGCAGAACAAAAAGCACTGAATTACCTACTTCAATAAAGTACCCCTTTTAGAAGAAATTAATTAAGAAGGATAATATGGCTAATAGTTTTGTACGTTATACAGGTGACGGTAATACGTCTGCTTTTGCGATACCATTTAGTTATCGTGTAGAGTCAGACCTAGTAGTAACCCTAGCAGGTGTAGCTACTACAGCTTTTACTATTAATGCGGCAGGTACTACCCTGACGTTTACCAGTACACCTTCTAACGGAACAGCTATTGAGATTAGACGTAAGACGTCTCAAGGTACTAAGCTAGTAGACTATGCGTCAGGTTCAGTATTGACTGAAGATGACCTAGATACAGACTCAGACCAAGCGTTCTTTATGGCTCAAGAAGCTATTGATGACGCTAATGACGTTATCAGAATTTCGAACGTAAACTTTCAATGGGACATTGATAATAAAAGATTAACAAATGTTGCAGACCCAGTAAATGATACTGACGCTGTAAACAAACAATTTTTAGGTACTAACTTACCTGCTATCACTACAGTTTCAGGCATAAGCTCTGATGTAACTACAGTTGCAGGTATCAGCTCTAATGTTACTACTGTGGCTAATGACGCCACAGATATAGGCACAGTAGCAACTAACATTGCTTCAGTTAATACAGTAGCAACTAATATCGCAGATGTTGTTACAGTTGCTAATGATTTAAACGAAGCTATTTCTGAAATAGAAACTGCGGCTAATGACTTAAACGAAGCTACTTCAGAAATAGATACAGTTTCAAATAATATCGCTAACGTAAATACTGTTGGTACTAACATATCAAATGTTAATACAGTAGCAGGAATATCAGCTAATGTTACTACGGTTGCAGGAGACAGTGCTGATATACAAACTTTAGCGGCTATTACAAATTTAAGTACACTAGCGTCTAACGCTACAAACATAAACACGGTGGCGGCAGACATAGCCAACGTAAATACGGTAGCAGGTATTAGTAGTAATGTCACGACAGTAGCAGGAAATAATACAAATATAAATACAGTAGCAGGTATTTCGGCAAACGTAACAACGGTTGCAGGTATCTCATCTAATGTAACTACAGTTGCAGGTATTAGTTCAGACGTTACAGCCGTAGCTAATGACGCAACAGACATTGGAACGGTGGCTACTAATATAGCTAATGTAAACAGTGTTGGCGGTTCTATTGCTAACGTAAACAGTGTTGCTTCTAATTTATCAGGAGTAAACTCGTTTGCAGAAAGATATAGAATTGCTAGTAGTGCTCCAAGTACATCAAATGATGTCGGAGACCTTTACTTCGATACAACGGCGAATGAGTTAAAAGTCTACAAATCTAGCGGTTGGGCGGCGGCAGGTTCGACCGTCAACGGAACAGCAAATAGGTTCGAGTACACAGCAACAGCTAATCAAACAACATTCAGTGGTGCTGACTCAAACGGTACTACAATGGCTTATGACGCAGGGTTCATTGACGTTTATTTGAACGGTGTGAAGTTAGCAAATGCAGACTACACAGCAACTTCAGGTACAAGCGTTGTACTTGCTAGTGGTGCTTCGGTAAATGATATTTTAATGGTGGTGGCTTACGGAACATTCCAATTAGCTAACATCTCAATAAATGATTTAACAGATACACCTGCGGCTATCGGCACAGCAGGACAGGCTTTAGTTGTAAACTCTTCAGCAAACGGATTAGAATATGCAAATGCTTCTTCAGCAGAAGTTTATGGTTTTGAAAAATATTTTGCACCATCAACTTTAAATATAGCAGTCACAGTACAAAGCGTAAGTGGCTCAAATGTTTATTTTATAGATGGTGTTCAACAAGATACTTTAGAATTATTAGAGGGTAATACTTATGTATTTAGTTATCCATCAAGTCACCCTTTTGCTTTATCAACAACAGCAAATGGTACACATGGTGGTGGCTCTGAATACACTACAGGAGTGACAAGAGACACTGGAGCAAACACTTTAACTTATGTTGTTCCAAGTGGTGCTCCACAACTTTACTACTATTGCACTTCGCATAGTAATATGGGTGGTACAGCAAACACACCTGTACCTGCTCTTAATTCTTTAAGAGTAAGAACTACTAATCAAGGAGTAGACAACATCACAGCAAGTCAATACGCCAACTTCAAAGATGTTTTATTTAGTGCGAGTGGATTTACTTTTTCACTCAATTCAAATGGCGAACTAATAGCTACAATATAACAAGGAGAAAAATCAATTATGGCTACAGTAAATATAGGGAATATTAAGTTCACTTGGCAGGGTGCTTATAATTCTTCAACAGCTTATGCGATAGATGACATTGTTTCGTACAATGGTTCGTCTTATGTGTGCATTTTAGCAAGTACAGGAAACCTGCCAACAGACACTACTTACTGGAATGTAATGGCACAAGGTGGAACAGACATCACAAGTATAACAGGTTTAGCACAAGGTGATATTTTATATTACAATGGAACAGACTGGGTTAGACTTGGTGCAGGGACAAATGGACAATTCTTAAAAACACAAGGTACAGGTGCTAATCCAGTTTGGGGAACAGTTGAAGGAATTTCTGTTGCACAACAATTTAGATTAGCAGGAGACCAAGCAGGTTCAGGTTCAAATGGTTCATTTTTAACTAATTGGGAAGAAAACGACACAGATTATCAAGCAATAGGTTCAGCTTGGTCACAAAGTAGTGGAGTGTTTTCAACTACAAGCACAGGAATATATTTATGTAATTGGACATTAAATGTTTATGGTTCTGGTAGTGGAGATGGATTTGACCCTAACATTAGAATTTCTACAGATAGTGGAAGTAATTATAATATAAGGTCACAAGTTTGGGGTCATACAGATGGTAGTACACCTAATGATGTTTGTGCTAGTACATTTATTTTTGATGTAGCAAATGCCTCAACTTTTAGATTAAGAT